GAACCCCCAATCTACCGGAGGGGACACTCCAGTTTACATTGTTATCCTCGAACCAGCCGACAGCGGGCAACACCAGTTTAGTGAGGGAGGAACAGCCACGAGCATAGTATTGCATGAAATTATTCCCCACGCTTGTAAGACCGCTGGTGTCCGGGACAGCAAGTGAAGTGAGTTTGGAACAGTTATAAGTATAGGAACGCATGAAATTACTCCCCACGCTCTCAAGACCGCTAGTGTCCGGGACAGCGAGCGAAGTGAGTTTGGAACAGCCATAAGCATAGTAGGCCATGAAATAAGTCCCCACGCTTGTAAGACCGCTGGTATTCGGGACAGCGAGAGAAGCGAGGGAGGAGCAGTTATAAGCATAGTAATACATGAAATAATTCCCCACGCTTGTAAGAACGCTGGTGTCCGGGACAGCAAGTGAAGTGAGTTTGGAACAGCCATAAGCATAGTAGGCCATGAAACTACTCCCCACGCTTGTAAGACCGCTAGTGTCCGGGACATCGAGCGAAGAGAGGGATGAGCAGCCATAAGCATAGTAATGCATGAAATAATCCCCCATTGTCCCAGTCAAAAACGACTTTTGGGAAATGGCGATACTGGTTATATTTGTTGCATTATAAAACGAGGGTGTCATATAGTGATTGCCTGACTTATTCCAGTCGTGGGCTACCTGCATTGTGGTATCTGTTACCGGGAAAGTGGTGCTTGTGCCTGAGACAGATAGAGTAGTCCAGTCTCCACTGGTTCCAGCACGATAATATACCGTGCCAGAAGTGGCAGACGAAGAACCCCTGTGCAGTCTTATCGGGCAATCCCCTGACGCTTCCGAAAATGTCAGGGTATGGATAATGTCATAAGTTTGATTAGGGTCTATAGTAGCCACGATTACTCACCACTTCCCTTTTTCGCCTTGTTCATATGGATTGATTTGCGCCATTACCAACCTCTCCCCTAGCTTGTCCCCTAGCTTGTTGCTCCTATGGTTGCCGCAACCTGAATATCCACACTTGCATCATTCGCCGGTTCTTCCGTAGACGCTACTCTTGCTCTGGCCCAGAAGATTGTATTTGTTGCACCGATTTTTGTTAAGAAATCCAGCGGGTCTCCCCAATCTTCAGCCGTCCCTGGCTGTCCACTATTGTCAGGAGCAAGCTGCCACATCGTTACTTTTTCTGAATCTACAATACTGATTCGCGCATGGCGTGAAGAATCTTCAACTGTTTCGTAGCCAGTATCACAACGCACGGCAAGTTTAATCCAGTTTCCTTCCGCGTAACCTGATTCAGGTACTTTGATTGCGCCGGATTCGATCGGATCCAGTCCGGTGCCACTTGAAACAAGTGTGCCGTCTGTGCCTCCTGCGGTTGGGTCATTTTTATAAATCTTGATTTTGCTTCCAGCCATTTATAATCACTCCATTTCTTGGATTTTCAAAACCCTAATCTTCGCCCAGGTTTCACCGGGCAAGTGGTCGATGTTGACGTTAGCCATCGGCGATCACCTTCTCACAGATTAGTTCAACCATTTCGCTCTTAGCCGGATTAATGTAGGTGCGTATTACTTTGTATTTAACGCTGTTACATTCAACTTTAACTTGGCCAGTATATTCGTTGGCCCAAATTATGAAGGTCTTTTCAGGCCTCAAACCGGCAACGGCTGCGTTGTAAAATTCAGACTGTCTGATGCCGGTTTCCTCGGCCCATACCTCATTTGTTGTTTCAGTCTCCACTTGATTGCCAATATCATCATCAGTCACAGTAATTGATACTAACTTAATCTTGAGATTCTGCAATATAATCACCTGCCAATGATAGGGCTTGCATCAAGCCGGTATAAGCTTTACAATACTGCTCGCCCTTGCCCATGTAGTCTTGCTGCCATCGGCAATATAGCTTGACTGCTTTAACGATTAAGGGCTGGGACTGATCACTTGTATCAATCCCAACCCTTTGTAAATCCATCAAAGCGGCGTCAATGTCGCCCTGCAGGTCAATATCAAGTGCGTTATTAGAAATTCTAAGGTTTTCTTTTACTGCTGCTAACATCACCGCCACCTCACTTAAACGATAATATACAGATCTAGCGATTTAGCGGTTGCCGATGCCTGATAGGTATTATCCTCATAAGCAGTAGTGGATACTGCCCAGGTACCTCCGCTTTCAGCAGTCGTGCCGCTATTATAGGCTTTGATAGTCGTGTCATGCGGCAACTTAAAGGGTACGCCCAGTTTTACACCATAACCAATGTCAACAGTTACGGTATCGCCACCCATAGCGGGTATTTCAACCTTCGTAACGCTTGCAAAAGCCTTACTCCCGGTAACGCTTCCAGCCGTACCAACTGTAAATGCAGGTAATTCCTCTGTAATTTCTTCACCACGCATATTCAAACCGGTGATTTTCACTTTTACGGCAAGTATTTCAGCTGCAGTAGTGGCCGCCACCGTTGCGGTTAAGTTTCGGGCACAGGGCGGCGCACTAAAACCCGTTTCTACTAAAGTAGCTTCGTCACTGCACTTGATAGCTTTGATTACTCCATCGGTATCAGCCGCACAGTTTTGCGCGGCTGACCATGCCAGGTGGGCAATAAAGCCTCTATCTACAAGCTCAAGGCCAATAGTTTGGCCCATTTCGGGATTATAAGCAGGTAATACCATTAATTCGTACCTCCTTAGCTAGATTTTTTAACCAGGGTAACAAGAGAGTTCTTATCGACCACTTTGCCGTCTACCAGCATAATAGCCTTTGTGATCTGGTCGTCGGTATCGTTGTCCTCATACTTCTTAATGGTCATTTGCAGGTTGGTATTGAGGACATAATCCTTCGGGTTAAACAGGAACGCAAAGGTTGTAGCAGCAGTTGGGGCTGCAGCGTAGTTACTCATATAATCGTTGAGGATTACGGGCCGACCCAGCAGCGTTCTTTCTGGTCTGCCAGCTATCCCATAAGTCACTCGGGCGATAGGCTGTCCTTCTGCATCAACCATACCTACAAAGCAGTTCATGAAGGTGTGTTTAGTCATAAACCATACAGCACCGTTTTCATAAGCCAATGGCAGGGCTGCCTCAGCGGCTAATAACTTATCAAAAGTAACCCTGCCCGCTTTGGTAATCTCAATCTTTTGACCGTCCGCAGGGGTTTCTGCCAAAATACCGGTCGGCTGATAATCGTTGCCACCAGTGCCGCTGATGATGGCCTGCTCCAGAGCCTTAGTCATGGCCTCAACCACATTGTTAATCAAGGTGGTCTCGAAGATGGCCAGGGTGACAGTATCAACTTCCAGGGATACGGACACAGCGCAGCGCAGCTTGTAATAATTAAAGGTTACGGATCCAGTGGGTTTGTTCTGCTTGGTAGAACCTGACCCCTCGGCCACCCAAGTTGCAGTCGGTTTAACGCTAGAAGTCGGGATAGCCAAGCCGCCCTTGTAACTGGTACGGGTGACTAGGGGCAGGATCATGCCGGTGGCTTCCATCTTCTCGACAATTTTTTCCATGACCGGGGCGGGGATCACATGGCCCACATCGGTGGTTTTGGTATTGGCATCGGTGTTTAATAAATTGGCCGGAATAGGCTCACCGGCTAAAACATTGCGCATGAACGCATTGCGGTATTCCAGGCTTGCATACAGGTTGTCTTTCGTAATAACTTCGGTGGTCATGTTCTCTATCACCTTTCCTTCCACAGTAGTAATCTTGTTTTCCAACGGGGTTACGGTGGTCTTGTCCTTCAGCGCATTTATGTTTGCCTGGGCCTTACACATAGCGTCATACTGCGCTTCCAGATCCTCTACGTCTTTCATTTTGTCCTCGTATTCTTTTAGTTGCCCAGCGTCAACAAAAGCCTCTGCTTCAGCCAGCAACGCGGTTCTTTGTTCTTGGTATTCCTGTTTAGTCATCGAGTATTTCTCCTCTCTTTCTCATTAAATTTATTTTTGCTTTTGCCTGAGACTTTTTGGCTAAAAGCAAATCCGCCTGATCTTCAAGCGGATTGGGGCTCTTGACGATGTTTCTGACTTTATCTATCACCGACTGGGGTATCAAAGGTGTCTGATAAGCTGCCACCAGTTTCAAATTCTGGTTTTCAGCTATCTTGTCAATCAGTCCCTTGTCTACGGCTTGCTGAGCGGTTAGCCAGGTTTCCTGATCCATCATCGCCAGGGCTTCCTTCTCACTCATGCCGGTTTTTGCCATGTAGGCCGCAGCGATTGACTTATTGGCTGTCTGCAGCACATCGCTGCTTTTATCCATGACGTGATAGTCCCCCTGAGCCCTGCCAGATACATTATGTACCATGACCATGGCAGTAGGAGCTATATCACTCTTACCAGCACAAGCAATTACACTGGCCGCTGATGCCGCAAATCCAACAACATGGATATTAACTTCACCTTTGTAGCTTCTTAGGGCAGAGTATATTTCAGACCCGGCGAAAATGTCTCCCCCTCCGGAGTTTATATACACTTCCAGGGGCTCCCCATTGGCCTGGTCTATGGGCCTAAGCACGTCATTCGGGCAAGTGGCGTCATATTCAAACAACTCATAGATCCACTTATCATCATTACTGACGATTGTGCCTTTTACATCAATCCTCAAGCCTTCTCACCTCCCTTCACGACAGCGGTGTCCAGCCGTCTAATGGGTACATCGCCGCCACTCACGGGCACTAGATTAAATACTTCACGCCATTCATTAGGCGTTAGGGCGCCTCGGTCAACCATCTGAGCCAAGTTTAGCTTAGTCTGCATACTGGCCGTGGCCAGGTTAGCCGCCTCGAATAGTATCCGATTCCCGAATCCACGTTCTCTCCGACTGAATAGCTTCCGGGTAAATTCATTGCTAAGTTCAATTACCATCGGCTCAACCTCGGCCTCGTAATAAGCGTTCCACCCGTTTTCATCGTAGTCACTCTGGACTATTTTCTGGTTGGTGTTAAACAGTGAATAAATGCGCTGCGTGGTCTTGTCCATCTGCGTGGCATTGGGAACATAGTCTTTAGGATCGATTTGCTGGGCTTCTGCCTTGGCATCTGTAGCAGCCACCCCGGTCCCGGAGTTTTCTATACTGAGAAAGTTTGTTGCAAAATCCGTCGCCCGGTCTTTCAGATCCTCGGGGCGCATTGTCGAGGTAAATTTAAGCAGCCACCGAATGATCCCACCATTTTTAATGGCTTTGACTATGCCCTGGTCGGTAGTGGTGACTATCTCCATCAGTGGGGCCAGCGCCGGAGCTATTGGATCTCCAAAAATATCGTTGTTATTGAAATCCTGCCGCAAGTGGATTATGTCAGCATAAGGGAAGGTATATATTTTCCCGTTTGCAAACATGAATTTTAGATACAGCGTATACTTCTTGTCGTAAATCGCCTCAGCTGACACTGCCGGGATAGGATAGATCTCGGTTGGATACCCGAACTCATCCCGGATAATAAGAGCAAAAGCATTATTATTGAGAACCAATTGGGACGCCAGCTTCTCCTGCAGCTTCTGCCCGGTCATGTATGGATTCGGCTCTTCTAGTAGAAATCTGATGTAGGGCTCCGGATTGACTTCTAGCTTTCGGCTGCCGTCTTTCTGGATGGTCTGCCGCACATGCTTTGCCACCAGCTTTCCTATAGCCTTTACTTTAGGCCGCATAGCCGCCCGGACGATATCGGACTGATAAATCTTGCCATTCCAGGCATAAAAGCCATTCCCTCGCTCAGTCACCAATTGATATTTAGTTTGTTGTGTGGGTTCCTTGTTCCGTAATCGATCAAATAATCCTATGGGATTCACCCCCTTAAATCAGGCTTTGGTACTCATCCAGCCTATCCTGTAACACCACATAGGCGTTTAACAAGGCTGCTGTGCCATCAATGCGTTTAGTTCGCTTAGATGTCTTACATGGCTGTATATTGCCGTTTTTATCCTCCTCAATTGCTGTGTTCGCCAGGCACCACTTAGTGATAGGGTTATTGTTGTAGTTTACAAGTTTACTTTCCAAGTCAACGCCCAGCTGCTGCATAGGACTGGATAAAGTTTTCTTACCTTGGATAACCGGGATCATAGATTCTTTCCCAAAGGTTCCCTTCATTTCTTCAACCCAGTAGGTAGCTGACCAGCTATCATAACCTACCCATGGGATATAAATATCGAGTTCATTCTGTACTTCCAGAAACCACTCGGTTACATACTTGGCATGAACCTTGTTGCCCGGGCAAGTCCTGACCAGGCCTTGTTCAATCCAAAGGTCATAGGGAATCTTATCTTCCTTGACCCTCTGCTCTACTAACTCCTCAGCTATCCAGTACATACCCAAAGCGTATATGTGCCGGTCCCCTGGCACCATAAAAATAACGGCTGCCGCAGTCAGGTCGGTTGTACTTGATAGGTCAGCGCCGCCGATCCCGTACCTGGGCCGTAATTCCGCCAGGTCAAAAGTATCGGTATTGTTCAACTGTTCAAACGACAGCCAGGCCTCGGAGCTGGTCTCCCGGATATTAAATTCTTTACAGACCAGGTTTTTTACCAGAGCCGGATTAGCCTGGGCTTTTTTCACCTTCGCTGTCAGCTGCTCAAGGCTCTTAATGGTTCCTAACCCTGGGTTTGCCTTCTTCCAGCAAGCCGGGTCAATCCACTCTTTGCGGTTGTCCAACTCATAGATAAAAGCTATAAAATGTTCATCTTTATAGCCGTTCTCGTCGAAGTAGCCATTGATTACTCTTTCGGCTTCTTCGTACTTCTGATCATATAGATCTTCTCGTATCGTTCCAGCTGTTGAAGTCATATAAATAAGCGGCTGCTCTCTGGCACTGGTACCATCGGCAATTATGTCATATAATGCTTTTCCTTGCTTCCACTGGTGGATCTCATCCATGAGACCTCCGGAAACATTCAACCCATCAAGGGTGTCACTATCACTGGCCAGCGGCTTAAATACACCATCATTGAAGTCGCTCACTAATTCGGCAACCAAGGCCTTGATCCGCTTACGCAATGCCGGCGACTTGTTCCGCATACGC